TTGTTCTCCAGGTGCTACCGGAACTGCGATAGTAATAAATTTATTAAGTGGTGCGACTGCCATATTATCTCAACGCAAGTATGAGTGGTGTAACTTCTGCCTGAATTGCTTTACTAAAATCTCTTCCTCTAACTGTTGATGTTGTTTGATCAACTTGAATGCCTTCACCAATATCAAAGTTTCCTTTTTGATCCGTTGAAGTAAATGGAATTTGTGCTCCATCAAGGGCTACAATTTCATTTTCTTTTATTGGAAGAGCACCCTGGAAGGGTAACGATGTATTTATACTTGTACCTGTACCAACATACTCAAAAGAATGAGAACTCGTCAGAATACGACTGATTCTTTGAAGTGTAAATGGATCACCCGCAAATAGTTCATAAGGAACAAATTCGTTAAATGTAATCGTTGTAATTCCAGTTGTATTTTCTGTTGCTTCAGATACTGTAAAATAAATGGGAGTCATTACAGCAGTCGCAAGACTCGTATTTCCATCAATATCAACAACAATATTTTGTGTTGGTAAGTAATTTCTACCAGAATTAATTACATCAATTTCGGTAATTGATCCATTTACATCTACTGTTGCACTTGCCTCCGCAATAATACCTTGTGGACCTTTTGGTGTTACTGTTCCATCAGCATCACGAATAGTTACTGTCGGTGGAGTTGCTTGACTAAAACCACTTCCACCATTCAAAACTGTAATACTAGCAAGTTCTTGTAGTGGTGCCGTAATTCTTCCAGTTCCAACAGCATCTGGATAATTACTTAAATCTATTTTGATGTAAGCTGCCTGTCCATCAAAAGGTCTTCTAAAATTATTATTTGAATCAGTCACACCTGTTCCTACAATAACATCAGAATTATCTCCAGGTATCACATCATTCAATACCGTTCCACTATATTGAGTTACACCTAGTCCAACTGCATATAATCCAAAATTACCAAAAGAACTATTAGAGTTTGTTAGATCACACTGACCACCAGTGTCAGCATAAATTGCAATATCGTTATTGATTGTAAAAATAGAAACTAACTGTGCATACGCATTATTCGTGATTGATACACCAATACCATTTTCATTATATTGAGTGAATGAATCACAAACCATAGATTTAAGATCAGCACCAGGAATAGATGCTGTTGCATCATTTCCATCAATTCTCATACCAATACTTTCAGTCATAAAGTTGGTACAATTTCTTACATATGGTGATCTCCATCTTAAAGTTGGTCCTTCTTCTGCAGGACCTGCAATCGTATATCCACTATTTGCAGTTACTCCTGTTTTTGGAAATGCAACCGCACCAGCACCAAGATGAGAAACACCAATCGTTGCTCCAGCAAAGTTTAAATTTTCAACTAGACATCCTCTCCTGACCCAGAAAACATCTAATGTTGGATTTGATGGTTCAATAGTGACCAATCGCAGATCTTCACCAGTAATTGATACATCTCTTTGAAGACCTACTGGATTATTTTCTACATAACGACCAGGACGAATTTTGATTGTATCACCAGGTTGTGCAACTGCTGCTGCACCACCGACTGTTGCTTTTGCATCACCTTCTAATAGTCCAGAATTAGAATCATCACCATCTTTTGACACCCAAATCGTATTTTGTGTTTCTACACCTGATGGTCTCCAAGATACACCAGTTCCAACAGATGCTAAACGATAATCTCTACCAGCAATGCCAGTGTTTTGATTTTGATCTGTTAATGTGAAATCTAATTCCAAATCACCAACAATCTTAGCATTATTTCCTACATTCAGATTTTCTTCAATTCCAACACCACCCTCAACTATAAGTGCTCCAGTGTCTTTATCTGTTGATGTTGTGGTAGATTCAATAGTCGTATCTCCACCGACGATTAATTTTTTTACAATACCAACACCACCATCAATTTGAACAGATGCACTCAAAGTGCTAGTAGCATCAGTTACATCATTAAATGTTGCAACTCCATCAACATCTAATGTGTCATTAAGTGTGGTTGCAAGATCAACATCTAATGTGTCATTGAGTGTGGTAGCACCATCAACATCTAATGTGTCATTGAGTGTGGTAGCACCATCAACATCTAATGTGTCATTGAGTGTGGTAGCATTATCGACATTCAAAGTTCCTCCTACATCCAATGTGAATGCTGGATTATTATTATTAATACCAACATTTGTAAGCCTGTAAATATCACCAGAATCTGTTGTTCCCCATAAATCTTTTAATTGGATTCTTGCAATTAAATTAGGATTATTTGGATCAGCTGTTGGAACAGCATTTGTAGTTCCAATTCCAAGACTATTAATATTAGTAAAATTTAAAACAGTAAATGATTGTGCAGCACCTACAAGAGGATTATTAGGATCGTTTGAAATATAAACACCTTCGTCCTGAATAAAAATACCTTCAGAAAAACTAGGTTCAAAAGTAACCCAACGAATACCAGTCTCATCACGATTTAAAAAAGAACCATTCAATCCAGGAGATCCCGCAGAATCATAAATGTTTCTTGAGATCGAAATCGTTCCATCAATATCAAGTTTTAATTCTCCTTGAGCAGCAGTATTAATTCCAGAAATTGCATATCCAGGATTTATTGTTCCAATACCAACAGTGCCATCATCTGTAATTACAAATGTATTATCAGGATTAGAATTAAATTGAAACTTTTGTTGTGGAGTTGCCGTGAATATACCTATTTGTTCTGTTCTCGTATCAATATTAAGTGCTGTTCCCCCAACACCAACATCAAGTCTTGTTCTCACTAATAATTCATTTATATCAAGATTTCCACTTATAGTAAGATTTCCATCAATATTTACATCTTTTAGGAATCTGGCATCACCATCAAATATAAACCCAGAAGAATCAATAGCATTAAAAAATTTTATATTTACTTTATCAAAAAAAGTTACATCCTCATTAAAATAAACCTGTTCTCCAAATACATTGATATTAAAAGAATTTAATGTCATTTTTTAATCTGCAGAAAAGAACGGTAATGATGATACAGCTTCACCAATGAGAGGAGCATCTCCGATTCCAAATAAAGCACCAGCACCCTCAAGGAAATCTAATCCAACATAAGATCCTTCAAAAACTCTCATCATCCAACTACCTATAGTTTGTTCTACAAGACTTCCAGTCAATCCATCTACAGATACATTTTGACCATCAATAAGGATTGATCCATTTTTAGCAATTAAATTAATATTTCTACCTGCCTGAACATCTATATCTTCATCTGCTTGAAGCATAATATTTTGTCCCTTGATTTTTACATTACCATTTTTCATACAGGTAACTGTAATATCTCCATTAACTGTAGCAATTACTAAACTTACATCTTTGGCAGATGCTTTTGTTCCCGATATCATTTCTATTGTTTTATCATTATGAATATGATAATTACCACTTTCGGAAAAAAGTGACATATTCATATCTTTATTATTAGTAAACCCATAATAACCAAAAACAGATGAACCGTCTCCATTCATCATAGGATCAGAAACACTAAAACTATACTGATATCCAAAGGAATCATATGAACGAAGTTCTACATTTTTGTTAGGTCTTTCTGCCATTGTATTATACGCAATCTATGACACTTATAATTTCACCTTGCTGTTCTGAGGTGAATGGTTTTACTAAAGGTTTAATCAATGCTCCACTACCAGTTTCTGTATTTACAACAATATTTGGTAAAGTATCTACTTTCACTTTATTTATTGGAGATACTGATATCGGAGATGCTGAAATAATCTTACCACCATTTTCTACATCTATACTCAAATTATATTCAACTCCATTTTCATCAACCGCAGTATCACCTGGAGAATAATCTCGTCCAGGATAAAGAATGATAGTGTCATCTACTCCATTCTCAACTTCTCCATCATCTCCAACTGGATAATTTTCACCTTCTGATATAATATAAACTCCAGTAATTTTTCCATATGTTGGAGATGAACTATTAAAATCAACGATTGCTCTTCCAACTGCACCATATCCTAACTGACAAGGATCATCAAAAGATACCATTGGTGGAGCATAATAATATCCAGATCCAGGATCCGTAATTTCGACTCCAATAATACTTCCTGTTCTTGCAACAGAAGAAGTTACTTCACCCAATCCATTCGTATTATTAACGATTCCACCCAATAATACTCTTCCCGCTCCACCAGAACCATCTCCACCAAAGAAAGAAACTTTTGGACCACCACAACTTGTAGGTTCTGCGCAATTTGGTTTGGAATATGGAGAAGTTAAAGTAGTTATACCTGCTAGAGCATTGGAAACATTTGCATTCTCAAGAACTTTATCTAAAATATCATTCACCTTTGCTTTATTTTTTGGACCATATCCAATTGTCCATTCTTTTACTCCAGCACACTTGTCTCCAGTTTGATTACAAGAAAAGAAATCTTGCACAGATTTTATGACATCAACAGAACTGCGAAGAAAATCAACAAGGTTAAATCCAAGAGGCGACAATATTTTTGAAATTCCATCTAAAACAGACTCCAATCCAGAATCAATTTCATCAATAACATCATTCAAAAGTGATCCAACAAATTGTTCTGCAGTACAAACGCCAAAATTTACAACTTCTAATAAACTTTTGTCAATTAAATCTTTAATAGTATCTCCAAGACCTCTGATAATCTTTGCAGAGACACAAGCAATCGCATCCTGAACTGCTTTCACTGGACCGACCATTGCTTCTTGTGCTGCAACACCTGCTGCGTGTGCGGCAATAGGATTTCCAGTTGCTGCTAATATTTTGGCATAAACAGTTTTGTATAGAATATCTAATCCTTGTTTAAGTATTGGTATTAATTCTTCATACAAAGATCTGAACAAAGTTCCTACAAATTGATTTGAGATAAATTGAATTTTTTTAACTGCATTTTGAACTTCACTTAAAAAATCAGTACTTTCTCCAATTATATTAATTAAATTTCCTAATATTCCAGATACTTGTGTTGCAAAGTTATCTTCACAAGTATCTGCAAATGTTATAACTTGTCCTGTTGCTTCTGATGCAGGATATTCTGGTGCCTTTCCTTTTCCTTCATTATTTTGATTAATTGCAGAAATATTATCTGGTTTTACATTTCTTGGTTGTTTCTGATCTTCAGTGCTTTGTCCTGTAGATTCTCTATTACTTTTAGTTTCTGGAGATTTAATATTTGTCGTGTATCCAGTAAATGGGACAAATGGTGAGGTGTACCCGGAACTTGATACAAATTGTGTTTTTCCAAATGATCCCATAATCATTGGAATTTGTGCATTATCCCCATCAAGAAAGAATCCTACGACAACATCACCTTGATTAATTCTGGTGCTTTGAGCAAAACCTCCTCCACCAGTTCCTGCATTTGGTGGTAATAAAACTCCTGCCCAGGGAAGATCTTCATTTGGGAGTTCACTTGAATCTGCTGAATGATATCCTAATATTCTTACTTTATATCTAACTGCCCAACCTTCACCATCCACTTGTTGTGGTGCTGATTCAGTTGGTGCAATTTGTCCAATCCACCAACGAAATCCGTCTCTACCAATAAAATTACTTTTAAGTGTTGATTCTTCTATCATTGCGTTTTCTTAATTCCAAAATTATCTCTTACTAATTTCAAAGAAGTATATGAATGATTTGGTTCAAAATGATGGCATAATTCCTTTATCATATATAGTCCACTTACTTCAGTATCTAAATCATTTTCACTTCCAGAAATTTTTGGGAATTCACATTTAATCACATCACCAGCATTCAAATTTGTATTACAAGGTATCATCATACTAATAGATTGTGTGAGAAGTAAATTATATCTCATCAATGATTGTGCCTGATATTCTTCAGGATTTGCATTAACATCTGTTGAAATCTCTGGATCTAGTGTTCCAACATCAAGAACACCTGTCAAAATTCTTGAAGGAACATCACCTAAAGATTGATTACTTCCATCACTAATTAATGGTAATTGTAGTTTTGAGTTTGTTCCAAGATTTTTTAAATTATCTTTATAATTTGAAAATTTAAATGTGGTATTACTGAAATTAAAATCTAATGGATTGAAAAATGATCTTTCACTTGCATAAGAACCCAGTCTCAATTTTTCAATTAAGTTTTGATTTTTATTAGTTGTATAATTTAAAATTTTATAGTCATTATTATATTCATTTTCATTTAAATTAACTTCACTATAATAATATGGATTATCTTTATTTTTTGGTTCTTGTTCAATCAATCCATCAATTGATTTAAATTTAAATCCATCTTTTGTTTGATAAAAAACAAATCCTGCTGTTGAACTTTTAGCAGAAACTGGAACTGCTTTAGATGCTAACCAAATTAAAGTCGTAAATGGTTTTCTTGAATTTCCTATAAATGAATATGAATTTTGTGATTTTTCTATATCTTCGTTTTTATATCTTGTAGTTTTTAATATATTTTTTAAAATCTTACTTATAGATTGATCAATTGTTCCAGTATATTTTTTATATACTCTCGTAGTTTCATTCGTAATTGCTTCTCTTGAAACTAAATTGAGAACAAAACTTTCTTTTTGACTTTCAGAAATTACATCGGTGATACTTGAAACATACAAATATCTGTTTGGATTTGATGAAAAATCAAGACCAGTTTTTCCAATTCCCTGATCAGAAATCTTCATAAGAAGTCTTTCACCACCTCTTAATGGAAGACCATTATAAATGGATTGTATCTTATCTTTTTCGTTAAGAATAGAATCTCCAGTATTAACTACTCTAATTCTAGCAGTAATAGTTGGTGAAAAAATGTCTTCATAATAATCAATTGAAATAGTACCAGAACTTATATCAACAGTTCTTTGTTGATCATTAGATTCTAATATTAATTTTTCGTAAAGAGAAGATCCTGATGCTGACATTTATGTATATGCTAAATCTGTTAATAATTTTCTTTTCATAATACTATTTAACGAAGAACCCATAACAATAACTGGAGAAGACCCACGAGATCCTCCTCCCATCATCACAGTTGGTGCTTCTTCTTCTACAATTATGATTGTATTTTTTGGTCCTGTAGAATAACCAATATCCGGCATTTTTCCAGTAGATCTCGCAATCGATGTAGATGTTCCTCTTGTTCCAAAACCTAGTCCACTACCACCAAATCCTGCATTGATTAATACTTGTCTTACTTTTGCAGAACCATTATATTCTCGTTGTCCAATTGCACCACTACCACCCCACTGTGCCCCAGGAACATCGATTGCCAAGTCTTTTCCATGCCATCCAGGATCTCCTGATCTAAATTCACTTCCTATTTGTATACCAGCGGCACGTAATGCTGCTTTTGCTCTTTCTTTATCTTGTATTGTTCGAAAAGCAATGTGATCATGATAGTTTGACTCTCTTCCGTGACCACGATATTCAAAATTTGGATGTCCTCTATCTCCTGTAATATACTCAATAACATTTCCTCCACCACCACCATATCTTCCACCACTACCACCTTCTTGACCTTCAACTTTTCCACCATATTTTTGATACATTTGCAGAAAGTTTTCTGCATTATATTTTGCCTGACCACCATAAGAACCACCTTTCTTCATATTGGGTCCACCTTCAATAGATGCCCATTCTCCACCCAACTTATAAATTTCATTTATAGATAATCCATTTTTTATATCAACTCCTCTACCAGCAACAAGTTTAAGTGCTGCTTTATCTTGTCTCTCTGGTGTCATTGCACCACCCATTACACCCTTCCAAGTTGTACTTAAAAATTGATATCTTCCTGCAGCATCGGAGGTATAACCACCACCAGATCTCAACTGTTCGGGATGTTTTGAAAGATCTGTAAATTGTGTTCCCGTAAATTGTGTATTATATCCTTGATTTGGATATCCAGAAGTTCCTTCCGCTTCTGCAATTGCATTAAGTAGTGCTCTTGCATTTGGATCATCTATTGATGCAGCACCAGCAGATGCATCGGCACCACCAGAAGTTTCTCCACTCATATCACCAGTCAAGGCATTCTTCATACCTTCAATATCAGTCTGCATTCCTTTGAATGCATTTTCCATATCAGTCATTGCTTTTTTAAGTTTTCCAGACTGATCAGTAAAGTCAAAATTTCTTATGTTGTCCCATCCAGCAGATACTATCGACCCAATTGATTTAAACCAATCACCAAGATTTTTAATAAAACTCTTCAATGAATCAACTAATTTTCGAATTCTTTCTATTAAATTTTGAACCCATTTTATAATTTTTGGAAGTTTATCAACTAACCAACCTACCAATAAAATTCCAATAAAATCTAATATTCTTTGTAAAAAACTCTTTCCGGGCACATTTGGAGCACCAGATTTACCTCTCGTCTTAAAGGTTTCTAATGCCTGCTCCTTCGACATTCTTCTTCTTTTTTCTTTTATCCTTTTATTAAATACTTTTCTACTTACAATATTCTTTCTTTTAACTTTTGTTTTTTTGAGAATTGCTCTACGAAGCATTCCTCCACTTCTACCAACACCACGAGAAGCACCTTTAACAAAAGTGCTAGATCCTCGGACAAACATTGAACCTATTCTTAATGCTCCTGCTGCAATTGCCGGTAATGCCATTTTAGTTCACCACATTATAAACAATTTGAGAATACATTGTGTAGAAATTGCTTGGATTTGCCGAAGCAATCAATGGAACATCAGTAGCAGATCCAGATTTTAGTGATTGATCTCCTGCTCCACGACCAGCACCACCAACCTTCTTATAGATCACTGTTGTATTTCCACCACCAGAAACTGGTCCTGGTGCAGAGGGCATTGATGAAGGTGATGAAGAAATTGATGATGATGGAGTTGGTTGTGGTTCTGTTGGTGTTGTTGCTGCTGGTGTTGTTACTGCTGCTGGTGTTGTAGCTGCCGGTGATACTTTTGCTTTTGGTTGCTCTGGCTTTTTACCAAGAACCATATTTAATATATCTCCAAGATTTGGAAGTTTTGATGTTATACCCTCGGCACTTTTAACAAATTTTCCTAATCCAAGATTTCCTAATAATTTTTCTTCATTTTCTTTAATTCCGGGCATAAAATCCCTAGCAAGTAAAAATGCATCAAGTGCAGTAGATAATGGCCATAATCCACCAATATCTAGCAAACCAGATATCGCTTCTAGTCCTCCACCAATCAGATCTCCATTTGCTATCCTATCATAGGCAAACATAAAGTTTACAAGTCCACCTATAAAGGGAAGAGCTTTTGATCCTAGTATTCCACCAGCTTTTCCTACACTTTTTGCATTTTTAACAGAATTTATACCTTGAGATTTTAAAAATTTATTAAGTCCGGGTATTTTACTCGCAATTCCTACAATTTTATTTCCTAATGCTTTTGCTCCTCCTAAAAGTGGTTTTATTAAAGGATCCGTAACTTTTTTCAATCCTCCTATTACAAAATCTTTTGTTTTACCTGCAAAATTCTTCAATCCACCAAACATTTCCCCAAGTTTAAATGCAAGTCCTTTTGGTTTTGGAGCAGACATGCGAGGAAGTCCTGGTATTTGCTTAGAACCTCTCATACCACCTTGAAAAAGATTATTAAATCTTTTTACTCCTGCGGGAAGTTTATCATAAAGTTTTGATGCCATACCTCCAGTTCTAGCAGCATTAACTGTTGTTTTAATCTTTGTCTTTCCTAAAGATTCTGCAGCTTGCTGAGAAATTGAAGAACCTGCAGCACCTACGGCACGAGCTCCTCCTCCACCAGCACTTGGAGTTGGAGGTTTATTTCTTACTTTATTCCATAATGCTTCAATTCCTTTTGCCAGCAATTTAAATGGAGCACTAAGAATAGCAAAAGTTATTTTTCCAATAATACCAAGAATGGTAAATAATCCACCATTCAGTAATGCAAATATTCCAGCAACAACTCCTAAAGTTTTTCCTACCTCCACTCCTATTGACTTTAACTTATCAATATCACCTTCAGCATTGGCCTTAATTGCTTTCCATCCTTGATTAGTTAACCATCCTGCTAAAAGAATTCCAAAGAATTTTATCAAATTTCCAAGCACACTTTGTGCTTTTCCGGCAACTGCTTGAACAGGAGAAATTAATGTTTTAAATATGCCCTTTTCTAGGTTTTTTTCTTTTACTGATCTACGATCTCTTTCTTCCTCTTGTAATTGTTCTTTTTCATATTCTTTTCTTGCCTTCTTTTCTAATTCTGCCTCTTTATCTAATGCTTTAGCAAGAAATGCAACCTGTTTTTCAACTGCTACAACTCTTGCAAATAAAATATTAAAAGATATACCTTTCCCACTACCATCATCCTGTCTTGTAAGTGCTCCAGGTTTTTCAACTTTTACCAGTGCTCCTGGTCTTGAAAAAACATTTTTAGAACTTACAGTTGTTCTCTTAAATATTGACTTTCTCTGTTCAGCAGACAAATATTGCCCAGTAACAGGATTTACTCCAGTTTGAGCAATTGTATTTGGAGCAATCCTTGTTCTCTTTAATTTTATCTGTGGTGCTCTATAAATGTTACTGGATACCACTTTCTTGCTGCTGCTTTAGGTTTTCTTCTTCAATATACTGCTGCAATAATGTGAGATAAACTTCTTTCTCCCAAGGTATCATATTTTCCAACTCTGTTAATGAGTATTTATGGTGTTGCATTAGGGCAAAATTAATCTTGTAGTATGACGCAAGATCAGTGTGCGCCATACCTATAGAAAAAAACTTGAAAGTCCTTCCAATACAACATCACTTTCTTCTCCAGTATTTGGATTTTTCACCTTAATTGTATGAGAAAGTTTTGGCATTGTTTCAAAAAACTTTTCAATTTCTTTAAATTGTTTTGAACTCAATTCTTCAATAAATTCTCTCATTTCTTTCTTAGTGCAGTCAGAAGAATTCCATGATTCTTCCTCATTATAAATCTGCTCTACACAAGAAGCAATTAAATCAAAAGATTCATCAACACCAATATTACCATCAATACTAAAATTAGTTTTAATAAATTCATCCAGAGATGGATATTTCATTCTTAATGTCAGGTTATCATCAAGAGGAATGTCTCTTGAATGATCTTCTTCAACTTGAACTTTAATATCATCAAGATTAATTACAACAGGAACTTGAGTTTCACCATCATCAGGACAGGTAATTAAAACTTCTACTGTTTCTCCTACCGATTTACCTCTAATGTTTAGAAATAGATATTCAATATCAAATGTAGATAATTCTTCAACTTTAATTCCCCTAGAAAGAATACAATTACTGATTACTTTTTTAATAGCAGTAGTAATCTGTTTCTGATCCTCAGACTCCATTGCAATAATTAGAATCTTTTCTTCCTTTACTAGAAAAGGTCTATATCTAATTTTCTTTTGATTTGATGGAAGTTCCAATTCATAAATTGGTGTCGCAATCTTCGGTAAAGGCATAATATTCTATAATATTATCAGTTACTTTTATTTATTGCCCAAATTCGACATTTGATTCTAAAGTAGATCTAAAGGAAGAAAAATCTTCTCCAAGATTTAACTGAGAACCAATTACCACATCTTTTGCAAAATCAGTTTGTAGAGAACCTAAATTATTTACATTTCCCGTTTTTTTGCTTTTACTTGTAATCTTTCCTGGAATATATCTTTCATAATTGAATGATGCACTTACTTTCAAAATTTGAGAAGATTCATATGATACTGGTGTTGATGAGAGATTAATTGGAAACAATCCAATAAAGTTATATTCTAATTCTCTTAAGTAATCTCTATCAAATTTTATAATTTTGGTAGAATTAGATTTATATTCATCTGGGAAGTTCATTCTATAACCATATTGAGTATCAGTAGGGTCTTGAACTGATCCATTCCCAATAAATTCCATCCAATGCTCTAAAAACTTCATCATTCTATAATCGGAATCAACATAAAACTCCAACTGAATTTGAGTAAAAATTCTGGTGTGTGCCATTTTTTCCTGCACACCCATAAAGTTTCCATTAATATCTGCAGTTGCTAATGAACTTCCAGGAATAGAAGCAGAAGAACACAATAATCCAGCATTTTCGGTAATAAATCTTGTATCTACACCTCTATCATTCAAATAACCCAATAAAGAACCACCAATTCCACCAAACATAACCTGATAATGTGATGTTTGAGCAAGATTGGCAATTATTGGTTTAAAATCTGTTATTCTCTTTGGTCTTGGCACTCTAAATACCTATACGACTACTTTATTATTAGTTATTTAGATGTCATATAAAGGATATTATAAACCATCATATCCCCAAAAATATAAAGGTGATCCAAACAATATTATCTATCGTTCTCTCTGGGAGCGCAAATTCATGAAATATTGTGACACAAATGAAAACATATTAGAATGGGGAAGTGAAATAAATGTCATTCCCTACAGATCACCAGTTGATAATAGATATCATAGATACTTTCCAGATTTTTACATTAAAGTCAAAGAATCGAATGGAAAAATCAAAAAAATGATTATTGAAATCAAACCATATAAGCAGTGTATTGAACCCAAAGTTCAAAAAAGAAAAACTAAGGGTTATATCTATGAAGTGATGGAATATGCAAAAAATCAGGCAAAATGGGAATCTGCCAAAGAATGGTGTTTAGATCGTGGTTATGAGTTTAAGGTTCTTACGGAAAACGAACTTTTTTAACCAATGCCAAGAAAGACACTCAAACAGAGAAGAAATCCAACAGACGACCAAGAAAATCGTGTGCGTGGTGTTGTTCGTGATTTAATAGGCACAGAAAGTGCAGATGATATTATGCAAAATCTCATAAGTGTTTTGTCTGAAAGTGGAAAAATTCCCATTTCTGGAAAATATTATACCTTTGTTTATCGTGCCAAAACTAATAATATAGAATATGATGAATTTCCACTCGTTGGTGTGACTGATGTATTCTTATGGGGATTTCGTGGAATTAATTTTCACTGGCGTGATAGAAGGCAATATAATTACGATCAA